GATATGGCGAACAAATTGGTCGAGGAAATGCAAAAAGAAAAGCCGACCACCTAACTAGGCAGTCGGCTTTAATGCGATTCTATTTTGCAATGTGGAGAACAAACTGGTACACCCGCTTAACTTTATCTTCCGGCATTTCTGACACGATCTTTTCGATTTCTTTTAGCAATTTTTCTTTCGGCGTCATTCTGCACCATTCTCCCAGTTTATGCCTCACACAATCTGTCAGGTTTTCCCGAGGCTGGGAATGTTGTTCCCTTGTTTACAATTATAGAACGTTAGTTCTATTTAAGCAATATGTGTTATCACCAAATTGTGGCAGCTTATTTTCTATATGCTAAGAGATTGCTTCGTTAGAAAAGAGCGGATTATTGGACTGTGTTTATGATATGGTACATCAACCTACGATTGCCAAACAGAATGGGAATCTAGAAACAGAATTGTATTTTTAGTAGCCAAACCGCTGGAGGGCGGTG